GGGACCTTCTAGCCGCACCACCCACCTCGGGGAGTATTGTTTACCCTCCGGTGAGTTCGATGCGACTGGCTCGGTACCTATCTGACCCGATTTAATTGGTCAAATCGCGACCCTCGTGTGTAAAATCCGACAGAAGGAGCACTAGTGGAATCTAGTACCGTCTTCGGAGAGTTAACTTACGATCTAAGAACTCTCGATGCACCGCCCGAAAGAAGTAATAACCTCTTTGGTGGGATCGAGTAGTATTAGATAACGGATCTGCCTTAAACGGATCCATGGCTGGGACAATTACTTCCCAATCATGGATTTTGGAACAGATTCAGGACATCACTGTCCCGAGTCAATCCGCCCTATAGTGATTTGTCATCACTAAGGGCCCGTTAAAGAGGAATCTCCGTACTGGCTTATCTTCCAATATGCGATCCTCCATCGAAAGGATGGTTTCACGCATAAGGAAGAAAAGACGAGAGTCATTCACAGAATACCGGCGAAAATCCGGATATTCACCCCAGATACGGGGCAAGCGACTTCGGTCGTCTGTTTGTGAATGCGCTCGGCCATAGGTCAAGTAAGTATCCACTGGAACTCTAAGTTCAAACGCTCTCACTACCTTATTAAAGGTAGCCAGAGAGTTCTCCCAACGCCGCACATTCTCCGAATGAATTGTGTGGTCAATCGATGAAGACAACATGTCAATATCGACTGGAGTAAGCGCGTTATGCAGTCTCAATTGAGACGATAAACCTGCTTCAGTGGGAACCAACCCGAAAGGACCTTTGATTACCCATTCTAGTTTAGCTGCTAGACGCTTTCCATATAATGGAAGGGTCTGAGACATGCTATCCCAGATTGGTTCATCAAGAACGAAACCCTTAGCTATTGCGTCCCGAAGTATGGAAATTATCCCATACGGAGAACGGAAATAGATAAGGATATTCGCTGGTCCTAACGGACTTAACTCGTGGTCAACCGACACCAATCTCTTGGCGTACTCAAAATGAGTGGAAGAAACGAGGGATTTGGAGAGATTAATCTCCACCCCCAGGATCTCCGTCATTAGAGTATGGTAACTTTGAGCAACGGCATCGTGGGCGATGACAATGTCATCTCCCAGGAGGGCGTAGTGATCAAAATCTTTGATCCCTACCCGGCTAGCCGCAACTGACACAATCGTATGATGCGTCACTGCGAGCATAGCCCAGGAACTCAAAGCTCCCATCGGTTGACCCACTTTGTAGAACAGCCCGTTCCAGGGCCTATCACAAAGTAAGCGTCTCCAAAGATCGCCATACTGGGCGTCCCCAAACAACAAGTTCAACACTTGTGCATGGAGACGGGCCGGTAAACGATCCGTGGCCGCTGATAGATCATAAGACCAAAACTTCGAGGGACCAAATTCCCCTCGTCGTTTCAGGTCGAGTAATCGATCTAGCGGCGCACCCTGATCAAAAGTTCCGTCTGTAGGAAGCTTCCGAAGCATCCCAAAGAGGAACTCATGAAGAGGATGGAGTAACGCTTGAGTTATACTATCAGTTATGGCGAAGACTCTAATCTTACCAGCCGCCTCCTCCTTTTGAGCTAGTCTTCC